TACCGTCTTCCGCCGGCGGCGCGCTTCCTGCCTGGAAGACCCAGGCGCGCACGACGCCTGGCACGAATGGAGCATTGACGCGGCCAGCGTGGACGCCATCAAGCTGGACGACGTGGCGCTCTGGTATTTAGCAAATCCGGCCCTGGGCATCCGCCTCACGGAAGCATTTACGGCGGAAGAGCTGAGCACACAAAGCCCGGACGGCTTTGCCCGAGAGCGGCTTGGCTGGTGGAGTCCGATCCTGACACAGGAGGCGGACTACGCCATCCAGGCGGAGGCCTGGGACGCCTGCCGCAGCGAGGCGCCGAAGCCGGAGGGCAAGACAGCCTACGGCGTGAAATTCAGCGCCGACGGCGCGGAAGTCTGCCTCTGCGGCGCGGTCGTCCCGCAGGACGGCCCGGCGCGGGTCTCCATGATCGAGCGCCGGCCCACGGGCCGGGGCATCGCATGGCTTTCCGAGTGGATCAACGAGCGAAGTAAGGCGGCCAGCTGCGTCGTCATCGACGGGCGCAACGGCGCCGACCTGCTTGTGGAGAATATCAAAGACACCTGGAAAGCCAAGGACGCGGTGATCCGGCCCAGCTCCAGGAACGTGATCGCCGCGGTCAGCACCCTCACCGACGCCATCAACCAGCGGACGGTGACCTGGTATGCCGGGCAGCCGGCGCTGCGGGACAGCGCCGTCACCAGCACTAAGCGGCCCATCGGCGGCGGCTGGGGCTTCGGCGGAGAGAACAGCATCCCCATCGAGGCCGCGGCGCTGGCCCTCTGGGGCGCGAAGACGAGCAAGCGGGACCCCACGCGGAAGATGCGGATCGGATAAGGAAGGAGCTTTTGCATGGCGCTGAAAATGGACCCGTCGAGCATCGGCGGGCTGACTGATCTGGAACGGAGGCAGCTTGCCGAGCTGCTGAAGGTCTACGACAACCACCACTCCAAAAACGCCGAGAAAAATAAGTATTACGAAGGCAATATCAGCCTGGACAGCGTCAACCTCGGCATCGCCCTCCCCCAGGGGATGAAAGGCCTGGAGATCGGCTGCGCCTGGGGCGCGAAGTGCGTGGACGTGCTGGCCGCCCGGTCGCAGTTTGACGGCTTTGTCAGCGTCCAGGGCGAGACCATCCCGGAGCTGGACCGCATCGTGGAGGGCAACGACCTGGTGACCCAGTATATGCCGGCGACGCGGGACGAGCTGAAATTCGGCTGCACCTTTGCCACGCTCTCGGCGGACCCGGACGTGGGCTGCAAAATCCGCTTCCACTCGCCGCAGACGGCGGCGGGGCTCTGGAACGGCGCCAAGGGCAGGATCGACTGCGGCTTCGCCATCATCGACACGGCGCCGGACGAGTACAAGGCCACGGAGTGGGTCCCCTCTGTTGTCAACTTCTACACCGACGACGCCGTCATTGTGCTGACCCGCAGCGGCAGCCGCTGGGCGGCTACACGATACGCGAACAAAATGCGCCGGCCTCTCATCGAGCCGCTGATCTGGAACGCCACCAGCGACAAGCCCTTCGGGCGGTCCCGCATCAAGGAGCCCATCCGGCGGCTGATCCAGGGCTATGTCCGGACCATTGCCAACGCCAGCATCGGCCTGGAGTTTGCGACGAGCCCCCAGAAGTATCTGCTGGGCGTCACCGATGAGCAGTATGACGCGGTCATCAATCAAAAATTCAAGCAGTATGTGGGCAGCATTTTGACGTCGACCACCAACCCGGAAACCGGCGAGAAGCCCAGCTTCGGCCAGCTCACCCAGGGCAATATCTCCCCTCATGTTGAGATGGTCCGAATCCTGGCCACGCAATTCTCCGCGGCGACGGGCCTGACCGTCACGGACACGGGCGTGGTCAGCGAGGCCAATCCCACCAGCTCCGACGCCATCCTGGCGCAGAGCCAGACGCTGGTGGCCGCGGCCGAGCAGCTCAATCGAGGCAACGGTGACAGCCTGCGAACAATCGCCCTCATGGCGCTGGCCGTGGCGCGCAACGCCACTCTGGACGAGCTGACCGAAGACGAGAAAAACATCGTGGCCCACTTCAAGAACCCGGCCATGCCCAGCGTGGCCGTCACGGCGGACGCCGCTATCAAGATCGCCGGCGCCCGGCCCGCATTTGCACAGACGGACACCTTCCTTGAAATGATCGGCTTCAGTCAGGCGGACATCCGGCGGATCGACGCTCAGGAGGCGAGGATGCGCGGCACACAGCTGATCGAGGAAATGGGGCTCTGATATGCAAATATCCGCCAAGGCCTGGGACGCCTTCATCAAGAAGCTGCGGGCCGTCAACGAGGCGGCATCGCAAAAGATCCTCGACTATATGGAGCGAAACCCCGTCGTCACTCCGCTGGACCGGCAGGCGCTGATCCAGTACGCATACGCCATCGCGGTGCGATACGGCGAAGGCGCCTCGGCGCTGGCCTGCATCATGTATGACAGCGTTGCCGAGGCCTCCGGCGTGATGCTGCCGGCGGCGCTGCCGGCGGCCACGCCCACCGTGGGCGAAGTGGCCAAGACTATCACCGGAACGCTGAAAACCGGGAACAACAACATCGTGGCCGACAGCATCGGGCGGCTGGTAAAGCGCACCGGCGTGGACACCACCATGAAAAACGCCATCCGGGACGGCGCAGAATGGGCCTGGATCCCACGCGGCGAGACCTGCGCATTTTGCATCACCCTGGCAAGCCGGGACTGGCAGCGGGCCAGCCGGGCGGTCTTAAAAGACGGCCATGCCGAACACATCCACGCAAATTGTGACTGCACCTTCGCGGTGAGATTTGACAACAAGACCACAGTGGAGGGCTATGAGCCTGCTAATTACAAGGCAATGTATGACAATGCTCCGCTGGACCTGTGGAACACGCCGAACGGGAAACCGCCGGCAGGCCATGAAAGCGCGGAGAAAGCGACGCCGAAAAACAGGATCAACGCCATGCGCCGAGCCGCATATAAGGACAACCCCGAAGGAGAAATCGAAGTATGAGCTCTTACGACTACGGCAAGCCGGAAATCTGCGCCTGGGTGCGCACATACTTCCCCCGCAACTCGACGATCCTGGACGTCGGCGCCTGCGACGGCAAGTGGCGGCGCCTGCTGCCGGAGTACCCGAACATGGACGGCGTGGAGGCATGGCCGCCCAACTTCCGCACGCTCCGCGTGGACGGCTACCGCGATCTGTTCCTGGACGACATCCGGCGCTTCAAATTCGAGTATTACGATTTGGTGATCTTGGGCGACGTCATCGAGCACCTGACCGTCGAGGAGGCGCAAATGGTGCTGGCCTATGTGACGCCCCGCTGCCGGGACACGATCATTGCCGTGCCGTTCCTTTTCAAACAGGGAGACAAAGACGGAAACCCATTCGAGATCCACATCCAGGACGACCTCACGCCGGAAAACTTCGAGACGCGATATCCGGGATTCGAGGTCCTTCTCCGGGCCCGGGACAATTACAGCTACTACCACAAGGCGGCGGGGTGAACCATGGGCGGGAAATACGACATCGTCTATGTCGTGAAGGACGCGGCGCCAAATGAGGAGCTGCGCTATTCCCTGCGCACCGTCGCCAAGAACTGGGGACCCCACGGAAACGTCTGGATCTTCGGCGGCTGCCCCGACGGGATCCGGCCGGACCGGTTTGTCCCTGTGGACATGATCCGCCCCGGAAAGTGGGCGAACATCCACCGGCAAATGCGGCTCATCTGCGAGTGCGACGAGATCACCGAGGACTTCTGGTACTTCAACGACGACTTTTTTGTCATGCAGCCGACGTCGGAGGATATGCCCCAACAGTGCAACCAGACGCTGCAAAGTGTAGCCGACCTGGTGGAGTCCTGGTCCGGCGGCGTGACGCCCTGGACGGAGCAGCTGCGGATCCTGATTTGCTGGGCCGAAAAAGAGGGCTACGGCCAGATCAATTATGAAGTGCACAAGCCCATGCTGATCAACCGGAAGAAGATGCTGGCCGTGATGAATCTGTTTCCCAACGTCTATTTCATCCGATCACTCTACGGCAACTTTTACGAAATCGGCGGCGAGGACGGCCCGGACATCCTGGTGACGAGCCCGGATCAAGACGTCTGGTGGCTGGCGCAGATGCGCCCGCCCTTCATCTCCACCACGGAGGACAGCTTCGCCGGCGGCGAGGTCGGCTGCTACATCCGGGCGAAGTTCCCGGAGCCATGCAAGTATGAAACATTCCCACAAGGAGGAACGCCATGAAGGTCCTGATCCACGCCTGCCCAAAGCGTATGTGGTATGTCGAGGGGTGGCTGGTGCCGGAGCTCCGGCGGCAGGGCGCGGACAGCGTCGAGATATGGAACGACACCGACGGCGCCGGCAA